TTCTTCAACTGATTCTCCCCGAACTTGTTTTGCAAGGTCAGCGTCTGCTTTCCCCCAAGTTCCAGAAGATTTGGTAACAAAAGAATTGACTCTTGCAAACGCCCATTGTTGTGGAGTAGTGCCTGGCCTGTGTCCTGTCTTCCATGCAGCCATTCCTCTGTCGTATACTTTCTTGAGAATACCGTATGGCATACCAGACTTTTCTGCTTTTGTTACTAAACCTTCAATCTTTTCATTTAACTGGAAAGATTCAATTTGCAACTCCTCTGGTTGATATACATTACCCAAATCTGTTACTTTAAAAGAACCATTCTTTAAATCATCTTCAATTTGTTGTTTGGTCATTACTACTTCTTTACGACCATCCCTCATTACAAGAACTTGTTTTTTAGTAACACCATCAGTTTCATAGTTTGAACCATTCCACTGTACTTTCTGATTAGCTGCAAGTTGCATTTTCTTTTTAGTTTTGGGGTCTTTTATTATCATACTAAGACCTTCAACTATTGTAGATTCATTCTTTGAAAGATATGCAGCGATTGCCATATCTTTCCGTTTCTCTTTAGACTTGCCCTTGAACTGTGGTGCATCAGACTTTTGAAAATCATCTATGTAATCCCCTTGGTCTGCATCTTTACTAAGAACTTCACCATACATCTGTTTGAACTTCTTAGTATGTGTAGATGGTTTAGTTGTTGCAGATGCATCGCCTGGCGCTGGGCCTTCTTTCTTTTTATTAAAGTGAGCTGCACGTTTATCTTTAGTAGACTTTTCCATATCACTATAATACTTTGCTGGTTGAGTTCCCTTCTTATCTTCAATCTCTTTGTCTTGTTTTACTTCATTAACCAAATCAGTAAAAGATAATTTTTCCATTTTTGATGATGTCGTATTACTTGCTTTTAATTCTTTAGGTATTTGACCCTTAGAAACTAATGTATTAATATATTTGACAAGTGACCGAGCATCAACACCTCTATATCTCTTAGCAACTTCAACTGCCCACTTTGAAGGATTTTTTCTGTGTTCGTCATCCTTCATACCATCAACATAAGTCTTAATAATTTTATCCCACCCTTTAGGATGTGTAATCTGAGTAATTTTTGCAGCTGCACGATTTAACCAACCAATTGAAGAACTCAGTTCATCAATTTCTTCTTTTTCACGTAAACGTGGTTCTCTACGATTCTTTGATGGGTCTTCATTACGTAGGTTCTTAGGGTCATTATTCATAGGGTCATTATCTTTATGTCCAACGTCCATATCTATTTTAGTCTTGTCACCCATAACTCTACGAGCTTTGTTTCGTGAAGAACGTCTTGCAATCTGTTCTGGTGTACCCTGATAATTATCATATTCTTTACGATAGTTTCTTTCACTCAATTCTTCAAATGCAAGTTTGGGCCCAGAAGTTTTAAAGTTTTTCTTTCTCATTACAGTCTTTGCAATCAACTCTAATTTTCCACCCTTTAGGTCAAGAACAAAAGGCATATTGATATCAGTTTTTATATCGTTGATAACTGCTTCTGCATCAGGGCCAAGTTTTGCGATCTTCTTACCATATTTCTTAAAGGACTGTTTGAACAAACGCACAAGTTCAGATGTTGTGATTGGGGTTTTATTACGAGCATCATTTACTCTATCCATAAAATGGCGTGTAAATTCTACATCAATACCAACTGCTGCAAATAACTTGTCTGCATATTTTTCAATCTGGTCTAAATCTCTTTTGGTAATGTCTTCTAGTATTATATCATGCAACCATGCTTTGTGAACTTTGTGGTTCTCATCTATATACGAAAGATAGTTTGCACCTTTACGAATAACCTCACCGCGAATATTGTTTGCTTCTACAATATCACCAACATTCCAGATTTCTCCTACGAGGTATGCATCACGCAAAGTTTCAAAATCTGACATATCTCCCATATCGCGTTCTTCACGAATACCCATGTATTTGCGAACATCACGATACAGTTTCTTTTTATCTGCATCAGATAGTGTAACAGGAATACCTGTACTGAATGCATCGTAGTCACCAGCAACTGCGGCTGCTCGCATCTTAGATGCTGACATACCCTCTACACCTTCGGCATCAGGATCGCGTTCTCCAGCAGATACAACTTTGATACTGTCAAACTTATAGTACCCATGTCGTTTTCCTTCGACACCATTGTAAGTTCCGAGTAGTGTATCAAATTCTTTAACACGATCAGACCCAGTAACCATCACTAAATTCTTATAACCTTCATCATAAAGTTTTACTGCAATGTTAATTGCGGTCTTAGAGTCTTTATCTGCAATAATATTTTTTGCATACTTCTTGAACATCTTTCTCATATACGCAACTTTTAGTGCATGAGGAAGTGGGTCTTTTTTAGGATTGGTTGTGAATGATGGGTATATTTGATACGGATTTGAACCGGCAACCTGAGCAACCTTTTTAATAAGTTTCTCGTGGCCTATGGTTGGTGGATTGAATCGACCAAAGGTAAAAACCATAGTTTCTTTTGCTTCTGTTATGTCTCTAAAATTCTTCATTACTTATCCCACGATTTGATAGCTGTAAAGTTATTAAACGAGAACTCCATTCGGTCTACTAGTTTAACCGCTCCACCACTTACTCTATCAATAGCAACATAACCCTCTGGGTTAGTCACCTTAAATCCATTTTTGGTCTTTACAAATGTATCTGTCAAACCCTTAACACTATTTAGTTTCTTAACGATTTGCATCTTTGAATCAACCAATAAATTTTGGAAAGTGATAATTTGAATCAAGTTTCTAGTATGTTTCTTAGTTTCTCGCAAGAATTCTTTTTGTATGTTCTGGTACTTTTCTTTTCCCTTCGAAGATTTTGCTTTATCAATTTGTTTTTGAATTGACATTTCAACCCACTTTTCATATCCCTTCGCATGAGCAGCTGGATTTGAAATTATCTCTCCTGCACGAACCTTTGAATTGTTATAAGTTTTGAGAGAAGCTCCTGCAACTGCACCTGTCATACCGTTTTGCATTACAAGAAATGACCGTAACTGATTTGCATTAATCTTTCCGAAGGTTTTCCCAACTTGTGATAGTAGTTGAGTTATTTTATCATTTTCAGATTTAGTAAATGTCGCAGAACCAGAAGTATCTTTATATGTTGCATCGTCCATCCATACAGTTGTTGGTTTGCTAAGTGAAGATATGTTTGCACCGAAAGACGCTTTCATATCCTGTAACGCACTACCAGTATATGTGGTGTGCCAAACGATACCGACTTTTGCTTTGTTAATAGTCTTACCCAATTCGCTATCAACAGGCACAGCGTAAACAATCGTGTTAGGTTGAAAGGTGTAATACTTAGTGCCGTCAATAGTATCTGTTCCCACATCATCAGTAAACATAAGGTCGCCTTGTAGAACGTCCTTGATACCTAACTTGGAAAACTCTGCAAGTGCGACTTTGAATTTTGAGTTGAGCGCTCCAGATAAATCAGCGTCAATCTCTGCGTTTGTTTTGTATAATTTTGGATTGACATTAAATACTGATTTCTTCGCAACGAAAAAATCTCCTGTCTCTGGTTCTATACCACAGAAGATTGCGGGCGCACCATCCCACTTGACGGTCATGTTTACCGAACTACGACTTGCACCAGCAAGCATATCTCGTAATGAACGTAGGAAGTTTAGTGCAGCTCTACCACCGTCTACACCATAGTTGAGTATTTCATCTTCTAGGTGTTCTAGGTGAAGATTCTTTCCACCCTTATCTTCTGTGAGTTGTTTAAAATTTAACATGATTATTGAAAGATACTTCTGGTTCTAAACCCATAAATGTTATTAAAGCTTCCCAAGATTTACTAACAACTTTTTTAACTTTATTCCAAAAACCTTTCATCCAGTTTAGTGCTTTGTTAATAGCACGTTTGAATATATCCATAAAACCTTCAGTTAACAAATCACCATTTTTAATTTCTTCTTCAACAATCATTTTAACTCCTAAGCCAACAGCAGACCAAAAAGTATAATAACCAGTTTTGCCCTTTGGATTTTGTGGTGATTTTAATTGAGAAGATGTGCTTTGAGATGCTTTAAATTTAACATCTGGTCTAACTTGTTTTGCTATTTTTTTAACATATGCATCAGACATACTAGTAACACTGTGAATATTAGCATTACCCT